ATAAGCCTGGTTGTTTTTGCTGAGTTCGCAGTCTCACAGACAAATTTAGTACCAGGACGATTAGCGACTCCGCCATGTGCCTGGACAAAAAAGTTACGACAGGTCTTCAGTCCTGTTGCGTATTTAGCGAGATCAACTCTCGCATGTAGAGAAGGTGCTAACTCACCGCCTGAGAATGATGGTTGTATCGTGTGTACAGGCATTAACTACGCCCTGTTATCCAGCTCGCATCTGTATTTCTATCTATGTGAGACTCGTTAGCATTAAATGTCTTAGCCTCACCCAGTACAGTTAAGTACATTTGATAGGCTTGCTCCATCCTCTTCTCGTCCCTGGTAATTGGCATTGCAATCTCACTTGCCAGCTTCCATGCCAGGGCATTAATAAACATCGGCTCGAACACTAAAGTGTTGGTTGCCTGGTAGGTATAAATTAGGGTTGCTGTAACCTGGTCAGTCAGTATAACTCTTGAGTCGTAGGCATCGCCTAGTGCGACTTCAAAAGGAATTGGGTCGTTGCTGCCAGCTACTGTATTCGTTTGTAGTATTTCTCTTGCAAAGAGACAGTCATTTGGATAACTGTATCGATATGCCCAGTTGCCAGGAGGAGAACCTACATCTGACAGGGCAATGTGGCGCGTAGCAAATCCCCAGGGAAATGATCGCAGTAATGTATCTCGCGTATCTGCGAATAATAAATTACAATGAAAGGCCTCCTCTGAAGCCTCTGTTAAACTTGAAATAGTGGCACTTGCTCCGATATGGGATAGTGCTAAATTACATATATCGACTTCACTTGCCATTGTGGTTCCTTCAGTTCGTTAAAACCAAAGGGCAGTAGTATGAAAAGTTTGAAAAGAACCTACCGCCCGATGGAATTAAAAATCACACCTTACTGCACATTCGCGCCGTCAGGGTATGCGTGGTACTGCTGCGCATCTTTAACAATTGACGCACTCACAGTCATTGTTGGGTTTGAACCCCCAACATCGTAGTTAAGACGGATATAACGCTCGTTTTGGTCAGGTAGACCCATCACAAGTGTGTCTCCAGCAGCAGCCGCAGATATAGTACGAGAAGTCTGTACTGTACTTGCAGAGCTGAATGAAGAGTTATCATCTGTCTGTACTGAAACAGCTAAAGTTGGCGAAGAGCCACCCATAGCCACATCAAAAGAAACAACGATTTTCATGTCCTCGCCTGGCCCAATGTCACGATCTGAACCCAGGTCGATAACATTAGTCGAAGCCGCATCAGCCGTTACAGACTGAGCATCGGATAATTGAAGATTGTAATCAATAATCATTTATTTACTCCTGTGTTAAACTTAGCTTACTAAGGCTTCGTTGTTTAAAATAGCGTCATTTCTTCTGAATGGAATACCATCGAAAGACATTACACGCTTCCCAGCTACCTCATCCATAGATAGACGAACATTACTTGTGTTAGTAATTTGGCGTCTTAGGATTGAAGAGATTGTGCGGTTACCATAGAACACGCAACGACCTAGATTTACATTAGGTAGTTTTTCTACAGCTTGTACCATTAGATCAACTAAAGCAGCAGATGAACCTGAAGCATCTTTAGTTAGGTTAGATACATCAATGTTCGGGATACGAACAATGTAACGCCAATCTCTAACTGACATACCGATGTCCCACTTGTAGTGAGTTCTGTAACCCTGGTACTTACCATTCGCAGCATCCTCTAAAGTCACTTCGCCTAGGTCTTGATGATTCAGACCAGCTTGTGAACCCTTAGGGTAGATACCATGACAAGTGTTAGGCCCCCAGCACACCAACCAAACTGATGTGTTGTCCGAACCTGACCCACCACCTACGATGATGTTGTCACCTGACTCAGCAGTAGTTGAATTATAGCGAGCTGATAGTCCCATGAATTTCTCAGGGTCTGTACCAGTATCACCATAGAACAATGTGTTAGCCATTGTTTGGTTCATTGACTCTAGGAATGCTCTGTCCTCAGATAGACGGAAAGAAGCGGTGTTACCATTTAGATCAGCAAGCGCCTTATCCACTTCAGCATACGCCTCAAGCATACCTGTAGTATCAGTAATCTGAACAGTTGTACTCTTTGAAGGTTGAACACCATAGTTGAGCTTACGCCAAGTTGACGCGGGTAGTCCTGAACGGACTGTAGTTCTATGACCAGTTGGAAGATTTCCTTCTAGGAATGTCATATCATCTAAGACTTCATTAGTCTCAGCTAACAATTCCACGATAGTATCAATCTTGCCATCAGCGTCATACCTCTTTGCTACATCAGCCAAAGTAGGATTTGTAGTTGACAATACTGCCATTGTTATACTCCTTTAAGTATTATTATTAATTTTGCATTGATGGATAAAGGACAGCTTCACGCGTTAACTGACTTGTTGTAGTTCCTCCCACAACAACTGAGTCTTCGCTGATTGCCTTACCAACACGATGTAAAAATCGTATCATTTCAGGATGGTTACCCAGCCCTGAGCTATCAAGCATCTCATTAAACTCGGATGTACCAAAACTATCACGAGCCTTTACAGCAACGGCTATACTCTCATCGAATTTATCGTTACCATATTCAGCATCCGCTTTAGCATCTTCCACCCAGGATTTCTGCTGCTCAACCCATTGCTTCATTTCGGCCTGTTTCATTTGGGCCACCATGTCCACACCTCTTTGAGCCTGTTCTTGTGTTAAGCCATTCTCTTTAGCAAAGGTATGATATTCAGCAAGTGTGTCATTGTTCATATCAAAATCATCAGGCAAGTCGAATGTTCCATATTCCTCAGGCGCTCCCGCAGCCTCAGTCTCTTCTTGTCCCTCAGTCTCTTTATTAGCAGCATCACTCTCCGTTGACTCTGTTGTCTCTGTCGCAGCAGCCTCAGTTGTCTCCGTTGAGGTCTCTGACTGCTCTTCATTAGTCGCAACTTCAGGCGCATCCGCCGTCAGTATTGTTTCTTCTTCAGCCATTTGAATCTCCATGTTTAAGGTTTTCTTTTAGCATCAGCACATATTGATCTATATCTGCCGCTGCTACTTTATCCAACAACCATAATCCTATATTGCGTTCACCCTCGTGAAGACTCATTACATTACTATCGCTATTGAAACTGGTTTGATACTGTCCTGTTCTCTCCAGGATTTGATACACAATGCGTCTACCCCATTGCTTACCTAGCAGCAACTTAATGTCTGCCAACTCAGTATCTAATCTGTTCTTTTCTTTCTGTTTTGCATTCTTGACGCTAGTCTCGTCAGATGCGTTAAATTCCTTAGTCATATTTCATATCTGCACTATCTCATACTTTCTGCAAGTTAATTTTCGTTGGGTTTATTAGCGTCTTCTAATGACAGATTAACAAACCCACAATCTTGTAAAAACTCCAGGGTAATTAGCATTGACTCGTGATGTAATTGGTTCTCAGGATGCGGCTCCATGTACTGTAAATTAGTGACCGCATCTATCGCATCATCAATGCTAACAACCATTAGCTTATGCCTCCAATAATGTCAGACAAAACATTGTTGCCACTTGTGTCTGCATCGCTCATCACTTTAGCTGCCTGAGCGCCCTGGTTTACTTGCTCCATTTGCATTTGCTGTTCCATTTGTGCTTGCCTTTCTTCTCGCATTCTTTGTACAACATCATCAGGCACAACGATCTTAGGTGGAACGCCTAACATTTCAGCGTACTCATCAACCGATTGATCTGCATCAAACTTGTCCAGGACTTCAGGCTTAACTCCAGCCATGTTTCCGATAAAGCCAGCGAGCCTTTCAATAGCTCCAGTACCAATGGCTTTCTGAGCTTGTGCCATAACAGAGATGTATTCAACTTTAAGTGTAACTCCAGCTAACTCTTCAGGAGCTTCAGGCAACATATCATTACGCGCCATGATGTTAAAGGTACGATCAATGAGTGGATTCAGCAGCTCAGTATGTAGGCGCTCTAATACTGGCCCTAACATAAGCAGCTTCTCTTCATGTCTCTCGTCAATCTCTCTTGCAGTAATCTGCCTCCTGTCTGAGTTCATCATCATTTGAAAGAGATCACTATAGAAGCCTTGTTGAATTCTGTATTGAGTTTCCTGGATGTCTTGTTGCAGCTCTGCCAGTCTTGGGTTGACTTCATAAGTCGGTCTAAAACCTCCCTGGTTGCCTTGCATGGTATCCACATAAGTCACACCACCAGGTAGTACGCTGGCTGATTGACCTCTTAATGATGAAGGAGCCTGGAGCGGTGGATTAACCATCTTATCAATACCCTGAGCTTTTCTTTTCTGCTCAATCTGTAAAGCTTTGACATCACCCAGGACATCCATACCAGGTGAACGACCATAGATGTCTACGCCTGTGACATGCCAACGCGGAGCCAGGACAGGAAACTCTTCGTAACCACTCTCCAGGAGCTTGCGTTCATTCTTACTGGCCTTTTCGACATAGCATGAATGGTAAGGCATATTAAGGTTGTCTTTCTTGTTGTACTCTCTGACTGCGTTAGGCTCAATCACATGCAGTATCTCTACCCATTTATCGAGCTGTCCACTCTTAAACATGGTTTGAACCGCATCACTACATTTGTCTAATCCAAACTGTTCAACCACCTGGGCAACAGTCATATTAAATTCACGATAAAAGGTATCGACCTGAAGTCTGTGCGACTGTGCTATGCCGTACTCACCGACTGTAAATGGATAACAACGAATGACATCATCGAAGTCTTCACTAATCAGCATGGCTCCTGTACCAAAGACAGCGAGTTCTTCATAAACTGTTTGAAGTGAGTTGTATAAATTTGATCTTGAGAATATATCTCTCATGGTCTTCTCAACTGCGAACAACCATTGCTTCACATCAGACTGTTCCATCAGCGCTGACTCAGGTGTTGCTAATCTAAACCAGGGCCTGGCTGGTGAAGTAATACCGCTCATCATTCCAGCGGATAGAGTTCTTACTGCCATTGATCCAGTTGAGTCAATAATCTTGTTATTCTTTTTAGAGCCGTCATTGCTCTTAGAGGTTAAGAATCGTCCACGCCTGGGCATGATGAACTCACTCAGCTCTTCCCAATGCCCGAAGTAAGTAGAACGCTCATCCTTGATGTCCGTCCATCGTCTCATGTAATCCATTGTCTTTGCCACTACTAACTCCCTAATATGGTTTTCTTGTTTGCTTTGTTGTAATTGTTAAGCGCACTCATAATGTTTTTACCGCTCTGAGCTGATGAAGACATTGACTGCCTGGAGCCATAACTATCTGCTCTTCTCATCGTGTTACGATCATTTGTCTGTTGCGTTGTGACCGCTGCTCTTTTGCCTTGAGGCGTAGCTGCATCGTTATGAGGATTAGCTCCACTTGTTGCTTGAGCAGCAGTTTTAACTGGTGGTCTATAACCTCCCGCTGCTATGTCTGCTGATGATTGTGGGCCACTCCCTGAACCTCCTCCTCCAAAGAAACACATACTAAGCTCCTAATAAAGATTTACGACCAATGTCAGCTTCAGCCATTAGCCCTCTTGGCCCTGTCAAGATCGTTGATTTGCGACCTTGTAGTTGCGCTGCTGCTTGCTTTTCATTGTTTCTTGCAGCCTTAACGGATTCACTTGCCTGGGTTGGCGGAGCTGCTGGAACTTCAACTGGGGGTGGGGGTGGTGGCGGAGGAGCCGCTCTTCTTCTACTACACATAAAATCTCCTATTCAAATGGATCGTAATCAGCCATGACAGCTTCTTCTTTAAAACCAAAATGTCCTATCTTCTTGGCTGCTACTGGGTATGAAAAGGTTAGTGCCAGGGCATCGCCCAGGTCAGGTGACCTTCCACCTCGTTTCTTGATGTCATCCTTGCTCTCAAGCTGCATTCTGTTTGAGTTGTCAAACTTGTAAAGGGGTACACATAAATCTGTTTTTAAATCGGTATTGTTGGGTAAGGCTCCACCATCATCAAGCCATATGCGAATGTTGCCCCACATCTCTGAGCGCTTGTTGTTGTAGGTTGGGTTAAGTGCTTTACCGCCAAAGTTAACTTCAGTCACAAAATATCCAAGCTGCCTAAGTCTATCAATGACACCCTCACCTCTTCCTGAATCAATAAAGACTGCATCAGGTTGCCACTCGTTAATCGTTTGCGCGACCATGCCAGCGAGTGTCATGTTGTCAATGTCATCGAATATCTTTGGCTCGAAGGCTGCAAGTCCCTGGCGTTTTTGTATCACGCTTCGATCACTACCAAAGCGAGCGACATCTACTCCCAGTATCCTGGCCGAGCCTGTTATGTCTGCATCCGTCATCTTTTTAGCAGCAGCATCACTTACCTTGTCGATTGTGATTAAAGCGTTGTCCATTGATGCGCTAAAGTCACATAAGAACTCACGCCTGTACTGGTTCTCTGCCATTGTGTTGCGAGCCATCTGAACCTCTTCTTCTTCCAGGACATCAGTCTCATCAACTCGATACATACCCGCGTACCATTCAGAGTCTTGTTGAGCGTATTGATAGAGATCATAAAACTGATTGAGTCCCTTAGGCGTTCCAATGAATAAGCACCAGCCTTTGTGATGAGAGTCTGTTAACGCGGGACGAATAATCTCAGGCCAGGTCTCAGGTCTAAAGTCAGCTATCTCATCAGCCACGATTCCGTCAAAGTATAGTCCACGCATCGACTCACCATTGTCAGAGCCATATAGTCTTATCCTGGCTCCATTAGGAAAATCAATAGCAGACTCAGACTCATTTGCTTTAACGCCTGGAATGTTTAATGTAAATCGTTTCAGGTAGTCCCAGGCTACTTGCTTGGCTTGCTTCTGATACGGAGCTACATAACCGAACCTGAGGTTCTCACGCTTAGTTCTTACAGCTGCATCAATCAAAGTATTAATCGCCAGGTAGGTTTTACCAAATCGTCTATGACACACCAGGACAGAGAATCGCTTCAGGTTCTTGTGTATCTCTTTCTGATACTTATGAGGCACATAGTCTGTCTTGTGTTTAATGATCACTCGTCTTGCTCACCTGGGTAATGGTCAATGCCTGTATCCATAACAATGGTTACATTGCCTTCGTTCTTCACTTCTTGCTTATCAGCCCACTTAAATCGATTCTTCATATTCATGTACCAAAGCGTTGAGTTAAACTGCCTATCATCCAAAGAGATTCTGCCTTTCTTTTCCCACCATGCCTGGGACAATTGTGACCCCCTTTTTATGGACTCCGAAAACTCTTCATTTTCTTTCTTCCATCGATAGAAGGTATCTTCACTTATACCAAGCGTAGCAAGGACTTCGTACTGACTAGCCCCCTCTTTCATCAGCTCAATAACTGTCTCACACATTTCAGGCTTATATTTAGTAGGTCTGCCCATCTCTCTTACCATTTTTAAGTTCATGCTCAATCAATCTGTTGGCGTACCAAACAATCTTTCTTAATGCTTTGATGCCGCCCTTCTCATTCTTCTCTGAGTATCGGATCGCATACTTAATCACATTACCCATAAAAAAATTACAATCAAAAGCCAGCAT